CCTTGAGGCCAGTAGATTTCTCTTTTAATGGAAGTTCTTTTCCTAAACCCCATCCAAATAGGTCATCCTGTCCGAACTTCTCTACATATTTCTCTACAACTTTAAGTCTTCTCTTATGTCCTTCTGTGTATCCTTTATTGGATGCAATCATAGAGACAAGTTTTGACTTATTATAAACTGCTCTATCCATAACCCAAGGAGCTGCATTAGATAGACAGTAAAGAAACTTACCATCTGGACCTACCTCCTCAGTTAATCGTTGATCAGAAGTAAAGATACCATCAACTCTACTAGCAACGAAGTCATAGTTATCTTCTATCCACTTGTATTGTTCTCCGATAATCTCTCTGGATTCTAACAACCAAATGAACTTAGGTAGTCCACTGTTATCTTCGAGTACCTTTAGTGCCTCTCCATTAACATATAGATTAACTAAACCAGATCCATCACGGACAAATCTAGTATAGACTGATCTATTATTTGCTGATGTAGATGGATCCAATGAATCATTACAGAATAAATTGATTGGATACTTTCTCTCAGGATTAAGGACTGGAATATCAATACCAGTTGGATTCCTTTTCGCAGCCTCAATAGTTGCTTGCAGAGCCTTTAACTCTTCTTCATTCTGTGGTACTTTCATAATCCTTTTTCATTACCTCAAATACTTTTTTGATCCCGTCCTCAACGGAAGTTTTTGGTCTCCACCATCGGTTGATGTATGGGTCTGGTATGTTACGAGCATCCTTCTGCACCTCATCCTTCGACGGTGACGGGGAAACGTCCACCTCCTTACCAATCTCCTTAAATAGGGACTGAATTTGTGATGCAATCTCCAGAATACTTGTACTGTTACCAGTAGTAATATGAAGCTCATCGTCAGAATCGATATGGTTATATTCTTCCATGACCGTTTCCAACGCTTCACAACAATCTTCAGCGTATAAAAATTCCCTCTGCTCCGTACCATCGGTCATCATATCAATAGTACCAGTCTCGAAACCTTTCTTTATGAAATCTGTAATGACATGTGCCTTAGCCATGTCCTTTTCAATTCCAAAAACATTCCAAAACTTTACTGTCAATCCGTTCAAAGACTTAGTATATAGTTCACCCACTCTCTTCAATACACCATATGGAGAGTAGGACATACTACTCATCTGTGATGATGCAAAGATGAATGGTTTATTATACTGTTCAATAAGGCCAAAGGTCTGTGCCATTAACCTAGTATTATTATCAATGAACTTGAATGTATGTTGATACTTCTTCAAGTAATGTGATCCACCTACATCAAAGGCAAGAAAGAATATAAAGTCTGCCAACATCACCTTACGATGAAGTTCTGCATTGGGAATCTTAGTCATGTCTTGATGTCTACCATTGGCAACATCAAAGTCGAGTACCTTATAACCATCCTTCGCATTGAAGTAGTCTTTTAGGTATGCTCCAACCTGACCTTCAGAACCTAAGATTAGAATCCGTTTCATTTTACTTCCAACTGATGTCGTGTTTGCTATCGAAATTTATTAGACCAGTGCCACTAAGATGACCTACCTCAGACACATCTAACTTAGGATATGTAATCCTATTCCACAAGTCTTCAACCTCTGGCCATTGAGGGCCAATATCATCGAAGAGCATCAATCCTTTCCAACCTTTGTCTTCAAGGAACTCCATCATCTCTTCTTCTTGGATGCCATCATGGGGATCAACATCAAGCATAATGATAGAGACATGATCCCAATTGAGGCTGTCGTCTTCACGGAAGTCCTGAATCTTGAACTCGATGTTATCTTTTTTAATCTGTGACGCACCTTGTTCTTGAAGGTCGTAGCTGATGACTTGATTGTTCTCATTGTATGATAAAGCAAGAGCAGACCCACCAGTACGTGTGCCTACATCAAGGATAATTGATTTGTCAAACTGCGTAGATAACCACGCATATAATCTATACTCACTCTGACCAGCACTAAGCCAGTCATTTGAGTTGAGTGATTGTTCTGCAAGGTGAGAAACATCTAAGTTTCTTACTGCATCCTTATCAATTTGAATGGTTTGTTTAGTTACTTTTCGCATGTTCTAGTTCCTTTGATGAAATTTCAACAACACCGTGCTGGTGTGACTTAATTTGTTCAGAGATCCACTCGTAAGTTTTACGAATGCCGTCCTCAAGTGATTGAGAATAGTCCCACCCAAGTGTCTCACGAATTAAATCGTTGTTAGAGTTACGTCCTCTAACTCCTAGTGGTGCATCCAATACATGACGTTTCGATACAACCTTACCTGCAACCTTAGCAGCAGTGTCCACTAATTGATTAATGGTAACCATCTCTTCGGAACCGATGTTGACGGGTCCTCTAAAGGTGGTGGAGTCCATGAGTCGTCTTGTAGCTTCGATGCACTCGTCGATGTAGAGGAAGGATCTTGTCTGCAACCCGTCGCCCCACACTTCAATCGGGCCTCCCACATCTGGGACATGTGCAACCTTGCGGCAGATAGCTGCTGGAGCTTTTTCTTTTCCTCCCTGCCAGGTTCCTTCTGGTCCAAAGATATTATGATACCTGGCAACACACACAGAGATATCGTAATTACGACTGTAAGCCAAGTATAATCTCTCGGAGAATAGTTTCTCCCATCCGTACTCGGAGTCTGGGTTTGCTGGGTATGCTGAGTCTTCACGGCAATTAGGATCGTCAGGATCAAGTTGGTTATGTTCTGGATACATGCAAGCAGAAGAACTGTAGAAGATCTTCGTCTTATTAGTACCAAGAAGTCTGTTCAATTGTACCTGTTCATTAAGAACATTCAGGTTAATTGTAGCAGAGTTGTGCATAATATCTGCTGAGTGTTCATCAGTAAAGATGTAACCTGCACCACCCATATCAGCAGCGAACTGATAAATCTGATCGAAAGAGTCTCCTTCTACGTCCATGACTCTTGAAACTAGACCTACCTCTCTCAAATCACCTTGGATGAACTCATCAGCGGCACTCTCAGAAAACTCTGGGTACTTAATGTCCACACCTCTAACCCAGAATCCCTCGGATTTGAGTCTCTTACACATGTGACTTCCAATGAAACCACCTGCTCCTAATACTAATGCCTTTTTGGTCGGCGCCATATAATCTTAAATAAACCGCAACTTATTTATTATAACAGGGATGAGTGGATTTATCAAGTATCTTTACGGTTGGAAACCATCTTAACTCCCTTAATTTTGTGGTATCCGCACACAATTCATCAGGTTCATTGGGTGTGTGTTCCTTAATAGGAAGGTAATCCATACCCATTGACTTAGCAAGATCCAGTACTGATATAGATTCTCCTGTACCAATATCAATAGGGCCTATGTACTGACTTGTCATTAGATATGCAATCGCTCTGACTACATCCTTAACATGAATCCAATCTCTCTTATGTCTAGTAAGATATGTTGCCGTCTTATCTTGTAACATTCTGTATAACATATCCTCTCTACTACCTTCCTCTGACCAGACATTAAAAAATCTCATACCAACACTGTTAGGTGGTGCCATGAGTTCGTTTGCTTTCTTTGTTATTGCATAAGGATTCTGCCACCACTCGTGTGCTCCAGCAGAACTTGCATACAATAACCTAACGTTATTCTCTCTACAGTAATCAAATATAGGTTTCGACTTCTCTACATTATTCTCCCAGAATTTCTCTGGATTATCTACACTGTCTCTTAGTGCAGCATAGGCTGCAAGGTGGATGATTACATCATAATGTTCTGCAAACATACCAGAAGGGCCAACCCAGTCCCCTATATCCTCTGGTCTATCCAATCCATCTACCAAATAACCATAACCTTGTTCGTGTCTGAGATCATTGAACACATGTTTGCCAATGAATCCCTCATGTCCAGTAACCAGTATCCTCATGTTGATGACATCGAATCCATGTACTGTTGATCATTTATACCTGCGGTATGTACTTGAGGAAGACCAATGTTACCTTGATACCAACCAGTAGCAATATACTTATCACTCATAGGAGGATTGCCTCTATGTAAATGAGTGAAACTACCAGGCCATATACAAACTGTACCCTTCTCTGGTTTTATTTTACGTTGTTGATACAACCACTCCGTCTCTCCACCTTCCTCTACATCATTAAGATATACCATCCAAGCCAATGTTCTATCAGATACATTCCAATTAATATTTTCTCCGTGGAACATATGATATCCCTGTGTTGGTTCAGTCTTCTGAAGTAAAACCAACGCACTCACATAACTGAAGTTAGTAAGGTATGAAATCTCATTTATATAATAGAACAAACATCCATTAACATATTCCATCAACCCCTTTGCCTCACCAGGCGAGAAGGCATCTAAACAAATTTGTTTATCCTTTACATGTGTAAAGTTCCTTGGTGCCAATTGGGATGCATGATCCACATACTGACAAAGGTAATCGCAGAAGTCTGCATCTACTGCCTTGGGAAAGACACCAATGAAATCTGTTATATCAAAATCAGGAAGGTCATTATTTAAAGCTTCACTTGGAGGTTGCATTTTACCAATAATCTAAAGGACATCTAGCAGCATTAAACTTAATCTTATTAACAAGAAAACATCCACATTCTTTGCAGACTAACCGTTCTTTATCAAGTCTATTACAGTCATTACATATATCTATACGTGCTTGTCTTATCTCTTCGGGTACTAATATAGTACCCTTATGAACATACTCCTTTATGATATCGAAGGCAGTCTTTGTAAAATTTTCTGCCTTCTTAGGTAAGGAGGGTTCAGTCATCCTTCTTCTGTTGGATATCGTATTCAATTACAATCTTCTTAGAGGATCTACCAACTGAGTTCAATGTCTCATAATGATTCCATTCACCCTTGAGTAGTTCTTCCATCACCTTCTTATCTAAACCTGCTAGGTTAACACAATTATCAACAGACTTACGCACTGACTCAAGACCTAAAGGTTTATGATCTATGAATGATCCTGATAGATCATTCTCCTTAGCATTTTTCAATGCTTTATCAATGTCTATGGTAAATTCATCAGACATTCTTCAATTCCTCAGCAATTAAATTAATAACAGAGGAGTATTCCTGTTCTGGATCTTCTTCACTGAACTGGTATCCTTCACTCTTGTAGTATCTCAAAACCTTCTTATAGATTTTTGGATATTTGTAATCAAGAGCGAACCCCTGATCAACTGCCTTCTCTAGAACTTCTAGATTCTTCTTAAACTTATCCGTGAAAGAGTTCATGACTCTCGTGTAGTTTACTGGATTATTTTAGTCTAGTTATTCAGTTGTGTCAAGCACCATCATCGTGGTTCCATAAGTGACTGTCCTCTATAGGCACAGCAGTTCCAGAATCAATACAGGACTTTAATCTGTCCTTGTCTGGAACCAACGCTATCTCTCCGTCAGGAGTTTGAATAAAGTAGGACTCTCCATTTCTGGCATTGTCCAGTACTTCTTCCATATGTTCTTCAAGATATTGAAGATTAATCTTCTTCATTGCGGTAAGGCTTGGTCATAAGAATGGTAGTTATTATCTCTAATCCTATCACCTTGTTCTCTATTCTTTAAGAACTTAAGTATTTCTTCTGGAGTTGTTAAATGGTACGCAAGATTCTCTAGATTATTTCTATTCTCTGAACCATCAGGAGTTTCTTCTTCAACGTATGCCATCTGAATGTTATTCTCAATTAACATAGCATAACGCCAAGATCTCTTACCCATTCCCTTATTATACATTTCATTAACCGTGATACCACCTGACATACCACCTTGGCCATCAAGTCTCATCGAGAAGGCACCGTTTCCATCTGGAAGATACTTACACTTCTTAATCTTCATAGACTTCCACCATGCGTCCATAACATAAGCATCATTCATACAAATGAAATAGATCTCATCAACACAAGTCTCATCAATGAACTTATCAAATGATGCTTCAAAATCCTTGACCATCTGAGTGTCTAAAGGACTAAAAGCTCCATTGATACCTACAATAAGAACATCTTTTTTCTTCCACAAATCATGAGTACCTTTGCGGAGGAGTTTGCCCGACTTACCTCTGGTTAATGTAAAGACTTGGGCATCAGGAATTTGATTCATTTTCTCAAAATAGATTCAGTAAAATATATATAAACGTTATTTTGATACAGATAATTCCGCCAGTGCGTCCATCCGTACAAATTGTTCGTTCATATTATAGTACAACTTATAGTTATCTGTTGTCAAGTAGTAACCTTTAATGTCATTACCATCACAGTGATAACCATAACCTCGCACACGTTCATTTATGCCATCAATTCTTAAAGTTTTTGGACTTGTCAAATAATCGTGATACTTCTCGTCTAGGTTGATCATCGTTCCTCGAAGGTAAGTTTGGTAATCTTGCGCTTGCGGCGCTCTTCATGGTATTTTATATCATTAGTTGTCAGGAAACCCTGATCTTTAATACTATCTTCAGATTTAATTAACACTATGTCATTTAAATCCACAGCCGTAACGACATCATCTCTCAGAATCATCTGGTTCTTACACCCACACGACTGTGATTTACCACTGCTGCTCAATTCAGTATTACATTGTTTGCATCGAACAATCATTAACCTTTACCTTAAGTACTATCTCAAACTCTTTTAAAATCTGGGCGTCAGGATCCTGCTCCTTGATGTTGCAGTATTCTAACCACCGAAGAGTTTCTTTAATTGGATCTTTTAAACCTTTGCCATACAAAATTGTATGGGCTCTATCATTCAGAGTACAAAACAAATTAACAATAGACTCAGAGTACTCTCCTATCAAAGACCTAATCGTATCTCTTGGTATCGTTATTTTATATTGTTGGAATTCAGTACCATACACTGAATGAAAAAGACCTGCTACTTGTTCTTCTATGGGTCTACCATAGACACGTAGCATGTCAGAAACATTTCTTGAATGTGTTAACAAATCAGATTCCCTGTGAGGAATCTTATCAGCTCCAACACTGTTCAGATATTCTATATATCTTTTCACTATCCTGACATATTAATTGTTAGTGATAGTCTGGGTTCTCGGTTCTCCACAACTGAGTGCATAGTGCCTGCAGGGATAATAAGAACTCCAGAAGTATCAACCTCATGTTGTTCTTCGTTAATTTCCCATACACAAGATCCATATATGGGTTTAACAATTACATGATACTCGTGTTGGTGTGGATCAAAACTCGGTCTCTTTATATCTGTACCGCCACTAAAATAAAAATTAGCATTAACTTCTGATCCTTTATACTCATACAACTTATCATCAAGTGATCTAAGTTCAGCAGTAAGATCCATCACATTACTCATGAGTGTAGTGAATCCTAAATCATAAAGTCTTTTCCACCGATCATAGATTATAAACTTTCTTGAATCAAAGAAACCATTAGATGTATTGCCAACCTGATTAATAACTTCAATCGCTGGTTCTGGCCACCTATACTTAATCTGAAGAAGATCTAACATGCCCTCTTCGGTCAAAGTTATCTCATGATCTCTAATAATCTCAGCACCTTCTTGAAGATAATCGTAGTAACTATTCATCGTGTAAACAATTCAGCATGTTCTTCCCAATAAGCTATTGCATCTTCATACCTACATTCATCAACAAGTAAATGCAATCTATCAATGATGTACTCAAGCATCATCTCCTCTTGAGTCTTTCCCATCTGGAAGTCCATTGAAATAATCCTTCTTGTAATAACGTCCTAAGACATTGTTATTATAAAATGCAGGTTCGCCGTTGTCAAGTGCCTCTGTCAGTACGTTATTTAAAAAGAGTTGTCTTGTCTCTTCGTAGTTTACTTTGCCACCTGTCCTGTGGAGACTGAGGATTTCTCGTTTAAAGGCCCATTTGCCCAATCTTTTAACATCGGCTTTAAGTTCGTCAGAACTTCCGTAGTACTTTTTCCAGTCACTCTCAGACGTAATGCGGCGTTTCCCACCTCTAGGCTTTCTACGCTGTGTAAAATATTTGCGTCCGATGTATTGTTTACCGTTCTGAATATTAGTAATCCTGTAGACGTAACCGAAGAAATCGCCAATGTCGTCAGAAGAAAAAGTTGTACCCTTGTATGTCCAGGCATTCTCATATATGCCTTCACCCACGCTGGTCTTTGTGGTGGTGTCCATCCCATAATTTTCATGTCACTACTCCTATTTAGTTCTAATAATTCGACTTCATTTGGGAAGTCATGCATAGGTTCCCTTCTTTAACATGTCCCACACATCATTATAATCTTTCACTTGAAAGGCATATCCAAGATGGTTCTCTGCAATAGCAATTGCTAAGGGATAATCATTACCATGTTCATCCATCCTATCACCAAAGAACCTTAAGTCATCACCTTTCTTAAAGTCTCTTAGTATCTGACTCTTATCTGAACCCTTAGTGGATATATCTATCCCAGTCTCACCACCAACAAAAGCATATAGTTCTGGGAACCTATCATTAAATCTCGTGGCAATATCTACTCTCTCATCTCTATCCTTATCCCATTTAATATACTCTTCCCTTTCTGTCCATGTGCCACCTCTACCTACAATACTAAAATTAACACAGCCAGGTCTCTTTTCTATATGAGTACCAGTTCTTATAGGAAATACACTATAGTCTAGTTCATCCTGTAAGAACCTTCTACATTCATCTGGCAATTCCCAATCTGTTCTATAATATTGTATGTCTCCTTCATAGACATCATTGCCTGCACAATTATATACTCTCTTGCAAGCACAGTATAGGGAAAGTCCTATCTGTTCTATAGTTTTATCTCTATCACTCCCAGTAACAAGATAGACCTCGTTCGTGAGAACGAAGTCATAAAAGTATTGAAGAAAATCTAGGTCGATTTTTTTGCGACTAGGAGTTAGAGTCCCGTCGATGTCAAAAATAAATTTCATAACAAAAGTATATCACATTAATCGTCGGGGTGCAAGAAGTTTACCGATTCATGATCTTTCTTTCTCATTATTTCCTTTGCTTTCGCACCAGCATCTCCACCACTAGCACCAACAGGAAACTTATGTGGAACAGGTTTCTTTTGCCCTCTAAGACTCCTAATCATAGCAGCAACCTTCTTAACCTTACCCTCTGCAATCATATCAGCTTCTGATCTATATCCAGCATCGATAACCCTTACTATACCATCTCCATCCTCATCAGCCTTCTTAAGATCTTGTGCATTTAAAGACTTCCCTGTCTTAATAAGATCTTTAGCAGTTCTGTTCTTAACTTTCTTACCAAGTTTCTTCTCAGAAGTAAGACTTTCCACCATAGGAAGTTCTGGTTCATAGGACTGCATGTTTACAGTCTTATCTTTGTTCACCTGTGTAACACTATGAATGTCCTTTGCAACCTTGACTGCCTTCTTAACACCAGCAGCTGCACCTTTTGCTAGTACTCTAGCAGCTTGAGTTGCTTTGCGATGACGTTTCCTACCCTTAGCAACAAAGTCTTTGAAACTAGGTCTTGATGTCTTCTTCTCAGGTGCCTTCTTCTCAGGTTGTTTGATAACTTCCTTCTTCCTTTCAACTGCCTTCTTCATTGCAGCTGGTTTTGTTGCAGTCTTCTTCTTAGGTT